AGCGGGATCGGAGGATTTGCCTTGGCAGCAAAGTGGAATGGATATAGAACCGTTGGCTTCTGTGACAACGAACCCTACGCACAAGCAGTCCTCAAAAAGCATTGGCCAGAAGTCCCGTGTCACAAAGACATCCGTGAAGTACGAGGCGACCTATACGCAGGAATCACTCTTCTCACAGGTGGATTCCCCTGCCAAGACATTAGCTACGCAAAGTCTTGGACAACCCAAGGAAAGTTTGAATCAAACGGAATTGATGGCCAAAGAAGCGGACTCTGGTTTGAAATGCAAAGGATTATCAAGGAGGCAAGGCCAAAGTTCGTGGTCGCAGAAAACGTCCAGGCACTCACGAACCAAGGACTCGACATCGTTTTACAATCGCTTGCCGACATCGGGTACGATGCGGAATGGCAAGTTGTTCCAGCCGCTATGTTTGGCGCACCACATCTCAGGAAAAGAATCTGGATTGTGGCTTACCCCGTCAGCATCGGACGGAAGCACGAGAGCATCATTTTCAGCGAAGAGTTTGGTAAAGAGATACAACGTTCACCCGAATGGGAATCTTGCAGAGCAATATGCAAAATTAACGGGAAAAAGATTATGCCCGAATCTTTTGGAATTCATGATGGGATACCCGCAAAACCATACAGACCTCAACGAATCAGAGGTCTTGGCAATGCCATCGTACCGCAAGTCGCGGCGGAAATCATCAGATGTATCAACAAAATAATGGAGGATAACAAATGAAACTATGGAATAACAATACTAACGGAGTCCACGTTGTGGACGATAACAAGCTGTGGCCACGCTGTAGCTACATTCTTCCAGACGAGCTGGTCAACGCTCCATTCAATGAAGCCGTACCAGTTCCGCACAAGATCAAGCCGTACTATCCTGGGCGAGCCGAGGGTGGAGCAACTGCTGTCTATCGTGCTGGTGCAATTGGTGATGCGATTATGGCTACCGGAATTATTCGCTACCTAGTCGAGACTTCGGGTGGGGGCGTGGACATTTACTGTCCTGCTCGCAATATGCCGATCTACGCTGGGCTTGGTGCAAGGATTCTTCCGTTGCCACCAACAGCCGAGGCGTGGGATTCTTACGACGCTCACGTCCCGCTGGATGATTTGTTTTCTGGCAAGGTCGGAGGAACAGAGCTTGGAACTGGTCCAGGCAATCACTATGACCGCATTTACCTATGGATGGGTGCTGAAGGCATACTGGCCGACATCTCTGGTAGAGTGGGTGATGTCAAGCTGGTGGATGAGAAGTATAAACGGCCACACTTGTACGTTGTTCAACCAGACCACGACGAGCTGATTAAGATGGGCAGATGGCCGTTGCCAGATAAGTATTTTGTTTATCACGTCAGCAGTTCGGGACCTACACGCACCTACCCGCCACAGCTAGGCAAGAAGGCGGTGGAGGCGTTGCTGGAGGAGTTCAAGGATTATCACGCTGTCATCGTCGGGCTGGATCGCAGTCTTGATTTCAAGATTGACCATCCAAATGTCATTGACTTGTTCAACGCAACGTCAAGCATCCGCAGTCTGTTTCCAGTTGTGCAAGGTGCTGACTTTGTCGTTGCTCCAGACTCATCAGTCAACCACATGGCAGCGGGTTTTGGCACGGCGTGCATATCCCTTTGGGGTAGTTATCATCCAGATGATCGGGTGAAGTATTATCCTAAGTCATATCCGGTGTTCGCTCCAGAAGTGTGTCCACACGCACCTTGCAGACCGCAGGGTGGGTTGCCACAAGCAAAGTGTAAGGATGCAACCAACCGCACGCCCAAGACACAACTATGGTGCAATGCTCTTCGCAACATCACAGCCGAGATGATTGTGGATGCAGCGAAGAAGGCGGTTGAGGAAAACACATGAGCTTAATAGGAGAAATTGCATTTCAGAAGCTTATTAAGTCAATGCCAGACTTGAGAAAGAATGGATTAAAGAAGACAATAAATGAAGCATTGCATTGGGCATCCAAGGAAAATGACGTTGATCTAATTGATGCACTTGAATACCAGACTCCTAGTTTTGTTCCTGATGGAACGAGGCTAAAGAAGTGCAGGTATGCTGAATGCGGAAGGCGCGCTCCAATTGTTGAAATGTGGGAGATTGAAGATACTAGTAAAATAACTACAGAAAAAATGCATAAGATTGAAGTTTGGTGGCTGAATAATTTTGAAGGATACCTACCGTTTTTTGAATTATGGGTAACAGACAGATGGGGAAATAACAGGAACAAGGTTTGGTCCGATTATGAATTCGGATATGACAAGACTGAAAGTATGTTTGTTCCTTTTTATGAGGAGGCAATAGAAGCAATATTTATTTAACAAACTGGCGGTGTGGTGCGCAGGGAGATCCTGCGTCGGGATAAATGCCTGGCCTAGTTATCATTCGCTAGGTTTCAGATGGTGTTGTTCTCCCCTTGAATCAGAGCCAGTTTGAATTTTTAATATGAAAACTCCTTTAATCATATCATTCGGAGGAGGAACAAATTCAGCAGCGATGCTCATTGAAATGCAGAAGCGCGGGGTTATTCCAGACCTAATTTTGTTTGCAGATACTGGTGGTGAGCTACCGCAGACTTATGAGTTTGTTAAGATATTTTCTGATTGGTTGGTTAAGCACGATATGCCAGAAGTGGTTACTGTGAAGTACGCCAAGGAAACTCTCGAAGAAAATTGCTTGCGCCAGAATATGCTACCAAGTTTGGCCTATGGCTTTAAGGGATGCTCGCAGAAGTATAAGATCCAGCCCCAGGATAAGTTCGTCAACAACTGGCAACCAGCCAAAGATTGCTGGAAGGCTGGCGGCAAATGTTTGAAGCTGATTGGGTATGACGCTGGCGAGCATCACCGAGGGAAGATACCAGAGGACAAGAAGTACATCTATGAGTACCCGCTAGTGCGTTGGGGTTGGGGCAGAAAAAAGTGCGTTGAGGTTGTAGCAGAGGCTGGGTTCAAGCCAGCCAAGTCATCGTGCTTTTATTGTCCAGCAATGAAGAAGCACGAAGTTCTTGATCTTGCCAAGAACCACCCTGCTCTGGCAGAAAGAGCAATAGCAATGGAAAACAATGCTCACCTTAAAACTGTTGTTGGTCTTGGTCGCAACTGGAAGTGGGAAGACTTAATCAGATCAGATGCAAGCCAAATGAAATTATTTGAGGACCTGCCAGACGAAGTGCCTTGCGGGTGTTATGACGGATGACAACCGCACAACGGCAAGCTGAAGAGATCGTGGGCCAAGTGGATTGGCAGTCCGAGAATCACGGGTTGTGCAGATGTCCAGGTGAGGCTGCACATACCAGCCACACGCGCATTCGTGATACAACTGTGTTCGTAGATGGCGCGCCGACCATCTTCTGCTGGCATACTTCTTGCACGCCGTATCGTGATGAGGCCAACCGCAAGCTACGCCGAGCCATATCGAGCGATGTGCTTTACAAGCCAGTAAACATTATGTCCAGTGGCACAGCCGTACCCAAGCTGGTCATCAAGAAAGACCCGCACTCCGAGGTGCTGGATAGGATTAAGACTGTTGCCGAGTCGAACAAGCAACGCTACCTCACGCACTACAATTGGGAGACGGCGGATATGTTTGAGGAAAGTCCGACCAAGCTGGACGATCCAGCGCAGGACTATCAGTTGTTCCTGTCGTTGTTCAACGCTGTCGATAATATCTGGATAGGTAACGTCACGGACAGCGGGAAGCATCCGCAGAACTTCCGCACAGCTTACGATTGGAAGAAGTTGGATGAACCGATTGGGCAATACACAACTGGCGCGACCTACAAGCAAGGCACAGTTAGTAGGTCCAACGATACGGTTGAGGATAGGATATTCTTAGTTGTTGAGTCGGATGTGCTGACTAAGCCACAGATGGGCGCGGTGTTCCAATTGATGCGTGACTTGTTCAGCATGAAGCTACACGCCGTTGTTAATACTGGCGGGAAGAGCTTGCATGGTTGGTTTGAGATGCCACCAAAGAACGAATGGGTGGAACAGTTAAAAGCTTTTCTTATTCCGTTGGGCTGCGATCCTGCAACATTCAAACCCAGCCAACCCGTTAGGATTCCTGGGGCAAAGAGAGAAGACAAAATGCAGAGCCTATTATGGTTTTGCAAAGGAGGAAAATGATAGAACCAGCCGTAGCACTTGGCATCAAACCGAAGGCGGACGAGTGGCCGCCGATCAAATCTTATGCACAACTTGTTAAGGAAGACTTGCCCGCACCAGAGACGTTAATTGAGGGAATGTTGCACCGAGGCGGGAAGATGTTGTTGGGTGGAGGAAGCAAGGCGTTTAAGAGTTGGAGTCTAATCGACCTAGCCCTTTCGTTACACGCTGGCGTGCCGTGGTGGGGTCAGCAGTGCAAGATGTCGCGGGTGTTGTTCATTAACTTTGAGATCCAAGAGTGGTCGTTCCGCAATCGGTTGGCCGATGTTATTAAGGCCAAGGGGCTGGAGGATAAGGCAGATGACTTTGATGTGTGGACGCTGAGAGGTCACGCTGCCGATCTTACTCTCATCCGTCCTATGATTGAGAAGCAGATTGAAGGTAAGGGCTACCAAGCGATCATTCTTGACCCTAACTACATGCTGATGGGTGAGAGAGATGAGAACAGCGCGGGTGATATGTCAAGTCTGATGAATGAGTTTGAGTACCTAGCGACCCGCCACAATCTGTCGATCATTCTGTCACATCACTTCAGTAAGGGAAATAAGAGTGGCGCAGAGTCGATTGACCGCTTCAGTGGGTCGGGCGTGTTCGCCCG